CGCACAGAAGAATACGCAAAGAATTTAAAACTACTATCTGACTTAACTGGCGAAGACATGAAAGCCAAGCAGGAGCAGATTAGACAAGAAAACGATAACCTAGCATTCCAACAACAGTTGGACGGCATGACAGAGCAAGAGCGTATTAACATCACCGAAAGTATGAAAGGCATGAGCGAAGTTCAGCGTAAAGCACTTCGTGAACGCATGATCTACGGTACTGTAATTAGTAAAGACGTTGCTATTGCAGAAGCTACAAACAGCGGTTTAGCTAAGTCTAACCAAGAGTTTGCTAACCTAGCAGCAGAAGGCCGTTTAAACCTAGATAACACATTAAAGGTGCAAGGCGAAAACTCTGACGCTATCCACCAAGGTGCAATGAATAACAAAGCCCTTGCTCAGGCTGGTATGGCAGGTGGCGCTGATGCTGCAAAAGCTGCACAAGATCAAATGAAAACTGATCAGTTAACACGTAAGCTACAAACAGCAGCAACTGAAGAAGAGCGTAAAAAGATCCTTGAGCAAATGCAAGGTGGTAAAGAAGGTAAGCGTGACGAAGTTGGGCTACAAGAAACACAACAAAAGTTTGCAGTTGAAATGGAAAAGATTGCAAAAGAAAACTTGCCACAGTTTGCTAAAGCCATTGACAGTACCATTAAGGATATTGAAGGTTCAGTTAAAGAGTTAGCTAAAATGGGCCTAACTGGTGCCACAACACCACCGTGGATAACATCCCTAATAGGTATTGGTTCGGCAGTATTGCAAATCTTGCCTGTGCTTGGTATGTTCTCTAAAGGCGGTGCAGCAGGCGCAGCAAGTGCCGCAGCAACTGGTGGAGCAACTGCTTTAGGTAAAGCTGGCAGCATGCTTAAGGGTAAAGGCGGTCTTATTGGTGCCGGGGTCGGTGCAGCAATGGCCTACAACGATTATCAGGATATTAAAGAACAAGAAGCTGCTGGAAAAATTACAGCAGAAGAAGCTAAGAAAGCCAAAGGCGGTGTTGTTGGAGAAGCGGGCGGCGGCCTAGCTGGCGCCGCAGCTGGTGCAGCAGCTGGTGCAGCAATTGGTTCTATTGTTCCTGTATTGGGCACAGCAATTGGTGGCATTATTGGTGGTGTAATTGGCGGATGGGGTGGCGGCAAAATAGGTAAAGCTGGCGGCGAAGCAGTTGCTGGCCACTTTGCTGAAGGCGGTATTGCAACAGGCCCTGCAAGCGGTTACATGGCCATGCTTCACAATAGAGAATTAGTACTTCCGTTAACAGATAGCGGCGCACCTAAATCCGGTACAAATGGTATTGACGAATTAATGAAAATGATGGGAATGGGCAGCAAAGGTGCAGCAGCCGAACCTTCAGAAGATGTTGCCCAACTGCTAAAAGAACAAACAGCAAAGCTAGAAGATATGATTAAGATCTTAGGCGACAATAGAGACTACACTGAAAGACTTATGCGTAACATGAGTTAATGCGGTAAATATACATTCGCACGGAATATACAATGGCATCTTGGAAAAAATACTTTAAATCATCAAACTTACCATCAAACGTAAGTCCTCTAGGCAATGGCCGAGCTATTGACCCAGGATATCGCAATTACCAAAGCACATTGCCTGAAATTTATATTGGGCATCCAAACCGTATTGAGCGTTACAACCAGTACGAACAAATGGATATGGACAGCGAAGTTAACGCCGCGTTAGATATTTTGGCTGAGTTCTCTACACAGCGTAACATGGAGAACAACACAGCGTTTGACATCCATTTTAAAGACAAGCCAACTGATAACGAAGTAAAGATTATTAAAGAGCAGCTACAACAGTGGGTTGCTTTAAACGAATTTAACAAGCGTATTTTTAAGATATTCCGTAACGTTATCAAGTACGGTGATCAAGTGTTTATCCGTGATCCAGAAACATTTAAACTATTTTGGACAGAGATGTCTAAAGTAACTAAGGTTATTGTTAACGAAGCCGAAGGCAAAAAGCCGGAGCAATATATTGTTAAAGACTTAAACCCTAACTTCCAAAACTTAACAGTAACAGCAGTTAGCACGAGCGACACATTTAGTAACCATCCGCAAGTAGGGGGCCCTAGCGGTAGTTACGCACAACCGAACGCACCATTTAGCGGTGGTAGCCGTTTCCAACATCAACAGAACGAAGCAGTTATTAATGCAGAACATGTTGTACACATTAGTTTAACTGAAGGGTTGGATGTATTTTGGCCGTTTGGTAACAGTGTATTAGAGAACGTTTTTAAAGTATTCAAACAAAAAGAATTACTTGAAGACGCTATTATTATCTATCGTGTGCAACGTGCGCCGGAACGCCGCGTATTTAAAATTGACGTAGGTAACATGCCAACACATATGGCTATGGCTTTCGTTGATCGTATTAAAAACGAAATTGCACAACGCCGTATTCCTACCCAAACAGGTGGCGGCGGCAACATGATGGATGCTACTTACAATCCATTGAGCACAAACGAAGATTACTTCTTCCCAGTTACAGCAGATGGTCGCGGATCTAGTGTTGAGCCACTACCCGGCGGTCAGAACTTAGGCGAAATTACAGACTTACGCTTCTTTACTAACAAGCTGTTCCGTGGTTTGCGTATTCCTAGCAGCTATCTGCCAACAGGCTTAGAAGACGGAACACAAAGCATGAACGACGGTAAAGTTGGTACTGCTCTGATCCAGGAATGGCGCTTTAACCAATACTGTAAGCGTCTACAAGGGATGGTAGTAGACAAGCTAGACCAAGAGTTTAAGATGTTTATGCGTTGGCGTGGTATTAACATTGACTCTAGCTTGTTTGATTTAGTATTTGAAGAGCCACAGAACTTTGCTAGCTATAGTCAAGCAGAAGCTGATCAAGCTCGTATTGCAACATTTACACAGTTAGAAGCGTACCCTTACTTCTCTAAGCGTTGGTTAATGGAACGCTTCTTGGGCCTAAGCGAACAAGAAATGAACGACAACGAACGTTTGTGGAATGAAGAACAAGGCGATGTTGAAACTGCACCTGCAGAAGGCGCAGACTTACGTAGCGTAGGTGTAACACCGGGCGGTATTAGTCAAGACTTAGAAGCAGTTGCACCACCACCAGACGGTGCAGATAGCGAAATGGGTGCAGCAGCCCCAGGTGCAGAGGCAGGAATGGGTGCTGCACCAGCAGCACCAGCAGCACCAGCCCCAGCTGGCGGGGTATAAAGGTAAATAACTTTATGTTTGTAATGGAAATTTTTGACGGCAATACCGAACTTCCTGGTTATCGTTCTGAAAAAGACGATAATACCCCTGCGAAAATTGGTGACCTGCGTAAAACAAAGCTAACGTTAGCTCACTTAAACAAACTACGCATGGCAAACGATGTTCGCAAATTTGAACATGAAGACAAACTCAAGAAGGTTTCAAAGCAGTACAAAGCTGCACCAGAGGGCGGCGGGTTAGGCGCCCCGGGTATTTAATCTCAAAAATCCTTCAAAAAACACCGATATTACATAGAAATCTACGTAGATTAGTAAATAATTTACAAGCCATATTATTGAAAGGACATTTTTAATATGAACAAATACGAACAGTTGATTGAACACATCATCAACGAGAACGAACAAGCAGCTCGTGAACTTTTCCACTCTATCGTAGTTGAAAAGTCTCGTGAAATTTATGAAAGCCTAATGGACGAAGATTTAGCACAAGACGTTGCTAGCGACGAAACCCACGGTTTGGGCGAAGACGATCTAGAAGGCGCAGACATTGAATTAGACGGCGGCGACGAGTTCGGCGGCGATGACCTAGGTGGTGATGACTTAGGTGGTGATATGGGCGGTGATGACTTAGGTGGTACCGATGATGTACAAGGCGAGTTCCAAAACATCAAGGATGCAATTGACAGCTTAGAAGCTGAGTTTGCTAAGTTAACAGGTGAAGGTGATAACCAAAGCGGAACTGGCTCTGCAGAGTTCGGCGGTGACGAAGATGGTCAAAGCGGCACTGGTTCAGACGAGTTTGGTGGCGACGACGAAGCCGGCGCAGAAGACGAAGAAATGTTTGCAGAAGGTGAAAACCCATTTGCTAAGAAAGGTTCTGGCATGAGCGGCTCTGGTAAGAGCGGTAGTGGCAAGTCTGGTTCTGGCAAAAGCGGTTCTGGTAAAATGACTGAAGCTGAAATGATGCGTGAATACGTTGAAAAAGTTGCAGCACCAGCTAACACCGAAGGTACAGCAGTTGGTACAGGTAACAAAACACCAAAAGTTAGCGTTAACACTAAAAACCCACTAGCAGGTAAGAATGACATGGGCGGTTCTGCAAAGAACATCGCTACTGGCAAGTCTGATGCAGGTGATGTTGACGGTAACAGCACAAAAGCTAAAGCAGGCGGTTTCGTTAAGCCAGCACAAGAAATTGATGTTGCAAAGCGTAACGTAAACAAAGTCGGCGGAAACAAAGGCGCTCAAGACTTCTACAACACTAAAGCTAAGGGCAAAGATGCTGAAGGTAGTACTACCGACGGTAACCTAAGCGTTAACAAGAAGAGCCTTGAAGGCGGCCGTAAGTAATTAGGACAATAATATGGCTTTGTACCTAAGAGAAAACCTTACATTCGATCGTGCCAACATTATCGTTGAGTCCGAAGGCGATGGTAAGAATCTCAAAATGAAGGGGATATTCATCCAGGGAGGCGTGAAGAACGCTAACCAACGTGTATATCCTGTTCATGAAATTGAAAAGGCAGTATCCACCATTAACGAACAGATTAGTGGTGGATACAGTGTCTTGGGCGAAGTCGACCATCCTGATGATTTAAAGATTAATTTAGATCGTGTCTCCCACATGATTGAAAAAATGTGGATGGACGGTCCTTGCGGATACGGTACTCTAAAAATCCTACCAACACCAATGGGTGAACTAGTAAAAGCTATGTTAACTAGTGGTGTTAAGTTGGGTGTTAGCAGTCGCGGATCCGGCAACGTTAATGAAAGTAGTGGTCATGTAAGTGACTTTGAAATCATTACAGTAGATATTGTGGCGCAACCTAGTGCTCCTAACGCTTATCCTAAAGCAATTTATGAAAGCCTTATGAACATGAAAGGCGGCTCGCAAATATTTGAGATGGCTCGTGATGCATCTCAAGATCAAAAAGTACAAAAGTACATGAAAGAAGCAGTAACCCGCTTCATCAAAGACCTTAAAGTATAACAGGAGAAAACCTAATGTTAGATGCTATCAAACCATTGCTAGATAGTGGCATTATTAACGAAAGCACTCAACAGGCTATCAATGAAGCTTGGGAATCACGTATTTCCGAAGCTAAAGAAGAGGCCCGTGCAGAACTTCGTGAAGAATTTGCACAACGCTATCAGCATGACAAACAAGTCATGGTTGAGGCTCTAGACAAAATGGTAACAGAAGGTCTAACTGCTGAATTGGCTGAATTCCAAACAGAAAAAGCCGCTCTAGCAGAAGACCGTGTTAAGTTCAAAGTTCACATGAGCGAAAGTGCTAAGAAGTTTAACAACTTCATGGTAAGCAAGCTAAGTGAAGAAATCCAAGAACTTCGCAAAGATCGCCAAGTTTACGAAAACTCTATCGGTAAGTTAGAGTCATTTGTAATCAAAGCACTTGCAGAAGAAATCCAGGAATTCGAACAAGACAAGAAAGCTGTAGTTGAAACTAAAGTACGCTTAATTGCTGGTGCTAAAGAGAAACTATCTGAACTACAACAGCAATTCATTGCTCGTAGTGCAGGCCTTGTAAAGGAAGCTGTTGCCAAGAATTTAGAGTCTGAGTTGACTCAACTAAAAGAAGACATCCAAGTTGCTCGCGAGAACATGTTTGGCCGTCGTCTATTCGAAGCTTTTGCTAGCGAATTCAGCGTTACTCACTTAAATGAGAACAAAGAAATTGCTAAGTTACAAGCTGCTTTACAACAGACTAAGCAACAAGTTGCTGAAGCTCGTCGTGAAGCTAGCGAAAAAGCTACTTTAGTTGAATCGAAAGAAAGAGAGATTCGTGTAATCAAGGAATCTGCAGATCGTAAGGCTTTAATGGCCGATCTAATGAAACCGTTGAGCAAAGAGAAGGCCGCTGTAATGAGCGAACTTCTTGAAAGTGTCCAAACAAGTAAATTGCAAGGCGCTTACGAAAAATATCTACCAGCTGTACTAAACAGCAAAGCTAGTGTAGCCGCACCTGCCCCACAAAAGCAGATGGTTAACGAAAGCCGTGTTGAAGTTACTGGAGATAAGGCTGCTAAGAACGCCGCGGAAACAAGAGTTGACACTAATGTCATCGACTTGAAGCGTTTAGCAGGGCTAAAATAATAAACCCTAATTAGGAGAAATGAAATTATGACAACCGCATTACTAGAAAGCCGTTGGGGCGAAACCAAAGAAGCCCTGTTAGAAGGCTTAAATGGTTCTAAGAGAACTACTATGGGTGTTATCCTTGAGAACACTCGTAAAATGTTGAGCGAATCTGCTACAGCAGGTGGCACAGCAGCCGGTAGCGTAGCTACACTTAACCGTGTTATTCTACCAGTTATCCGCCGTGTTATGCCTACTGTTATTGCTAACGAGCTAGTTGGTGTTCAACCAATGACTGGCCCAGTTGCACAGATCCATACATTGCGTGTACGTTACGCTGATGGCGTAACAAACAGTGCTGATGCTAGCCAGACTACTGCTGCTGGCGACGAAGCATTGAGCCCATTCAAGATTGCTACTCAGTATTCTGGTAGCACATTCCAAGGTACTGGCGCTGGCAAAGCTAACAGCACAGCTACAATGGAAGGCGTACCCGGTAACCGTATCAACGTACAAATCTTGAAGCAAGTTGTTGAAGCTAAAACACGTAAATTGTCTGCACGTTGGACATTTGAAGCTGCTCAAGACGCACAAGCTATGCACGGCTTGGACGTTGAAGCAGAAGTTATGGCTGCTTTGGCTCAAGAAATCACAGTTGAAATCGACCAAGAGATCTTAGGTTCTCTACGTTCTTTAGCTGCTACTGAGTACACATACAACCAAGCTACCGTTTCCGGTACAGCTACATTCGTTGGTGACGAACACGCTGCTCTAGCTGTTCTTATTAACCGTGCATCTAACTTGATCGCACAACGCACACGTCGTGGTGCTGGTAACTGGGCTGTTGTTAGCTCTGCTGCTTTAACAGTATTGCAGTCTGCTACAACTTCTGCTTTTGCTCGCACTACAGAAGGTACTTTCGAAGCTCCTACAAACACTAAGTTTGTTGGTACATTGAACGGTGCTATGCGTGTATACGTAGACGGTTACGCACAAGACAGCCAAGCTGTTCTAGTTGGTTACAAAGGTTCTAGCGAAGCAGATGCTGCTGCGTTCTATTGCCCATACGTACCATTGATGAGCTCTGGTGTTGTTCTTGACCCAGCAACATTCGAACCAGTAGTTGGCTTCATGACTCGCTACGGTTACGTTGAGTTGACAAACACAGCTAGCTCGTTGGGCAACGCTGCTGATTACCTAGCTGAAATTGCAGTAAGCAACTTGAGCTTCCAGTAATCCTCTGTTCGGGAGCCCAGCTTGCCTGGGTTACGGAAGGAACAAGAAAGCGCCGCAAGGCGCTTTTTTGTTGTCTATACTTTTGAACTATTAAATACGTTATGAAACCTATATTTCGTTATTCCCCCAAAGATGCATATTTAATTTTATACACAATCTTTATGTTTGCTGTACCTATTGTTATGGCTATAGCAGATCTATCAATAGGGTGGGTTCTACTTGTTAGTTTTTTCCATATTTGGTTTATTGTAAATGGTCAAAATAGTCCATTGCATCACCATACTCATTGGACAACCTTCAATAACTCAAAATTAAATTATGCATATGAGATTTTTCTTAGCACAGTATTTGTTATTCCGCAAACAGCGTGGAAGCATTCTCATTTAATACACCATCGTTACGTTAACGATAAGCCGCTACCGGGGCAGGATACAAAAGACCCAGTGAGTGTTTACAGGGGTATTGGTGATGATAGGGACGGTTCTTTAGTAAATTTCTGGACCTACTGCTTTGTGTCTGCTTTACGATTCAACAATGTGTTTACTTGGAAGATTGATTCTTCATTCTTATCGATACCGAAACATGTAAAACAATTCCAAGCAGAACTGTTGGCGTTTAGATTATACATAGTAATGATTATGTTAATCAATTTCTGGTACGGCGTTTGGTTAATGGTTGTATATTTCTTATCATTGGTGGTAAACAACGCTAACAGTTACGGCGAACACTGGGGTGCTTTAACCCGACGTGGTGACACAACACAGGACAGCGTAGGTATTTACAGTAAGTGGTATAATATTTTTGGATTCAATGCAGGGTTGCATCAAGAGCACCATCACAAACCTGGGGTACACTGGACTAAGTTACCAGAAGTAACTCCGTTATTGCATCCCGACAGAGTTATTGTTAAACATGGCGTACACATTACTAATAATCCTTTTTGGAGTCACTTTGTGGCACTAATTAAAGGTGAAAAGGTCTATCCTAAATAAATAACTAGTTCGCTCTTAATTGAGAGTTTATGCAGTTACCCAACTGCGTAGGCCTAGAACGCCATATTTAAAGGAGAAACAACATGGGACGTCCATTAAAAAAGACATTTTTCGGTTCTTTCAACACTGACGGAGTTGGTGGTGAAGGCGTAGCAACAGCTACAGTTGGCACACAAGGTACAGGTTATGCAGCAGCAACTACAGTAGTTACTTTCGGTGCTCCGCAAGTCGCTGGTGGCCAACGTGCCACTGGTACCGCAGTAATTGCTAACGTTGTAGTAGGTAACATCTCTGGTGTTACTGTTACTAGTGCAGGTTCGGGCTATACCTCTGCTCCAACTTTCACTATTACTGGTGCTAACACAAGCCCTGCTGGTACTTTTGCAACTACTTTGACAAGCAACGCAGTATTGAATGCAATTAATGCTAACGCTTGGGTAGCAGGCGACACAGTTGGCCGCGCCGCCGATATTATTAAGCAAGTTGGTGCTCGTTCTTATTATGTTCAAGACGCTAACGGTGGCTTACATCAAGGTCGTTGCCGCTTAGTTACAACTGCTACTCCAACCGCAGAAGGCGAAATGACTATCACTGCAACTTTTGCAGATAACACTAGCACTTTCTCTGTAGCTAAAATGACTGATCGTTTAGTTTACGATGAAGCAGGTAACACTTACTTGTGGGCAGATTACACAGGTGACAAGCCAGCGTTTGCGACAGCAAGCAATGCAACCGTTCCGCCAACAGTTACTATTAGCAACGTCTAATAGATAAAGGCATAAAAATAGCACCTTCGGGTGCTATTTTTTTTTGGGTTTTACAGTTTTTAGATTTAGATAAATATCTAAATAACGGAATTTACAAATGGCTCAAACGTCTAGATTTAACGGTACATGGAGTATTATTGGTGCCGATACAACTAGTAACCTTCAAGTTACTACACATTCGTTGATAGTGAATGGTAACTTAAAAGTTCTAGGCACTGTATCAAACATCTCATCAACTAATACACAAATTACTGATAATATTATTACTCTAAACCAGGGCGAAACTGGGTACGGTGTTACTCCTGTTTACTCTGGAGTTGAAGTTGATCGTGGTAATTTAGCTAAAACAGCATTACGTTGGAACGAGTCATTGACTCGCTGGGAATTAACCAGTGACGGTTCAGTGTACATGCCTATTGTTACTGGTGTTAAAGGTATTGAAGGGGTATTCCAAGATCCTGCTCCGCAATTGGGCGGCAATTTAGATGTGCTTGGGAGATCAGTTTTCAGCTCTAATAACCAAGTGGTTAAGTTTGACACAAACTTAGCGGTGCAGAATACTACGGTTGCACCAAGCACACTTAGCGGTTATAACACAGTATATGCTCAAACACCAAACAGTGGTGGTAGCGGCTTATTTGTAACAAACACAACCAAACAACAACAAGAACTAATCACTAAGAGTAAAGCGGTATTTTACTCGTTAATGATGTAAGGAATAATATGATTACTAGTGCCCCACTTACAACAACTAACGCCAATATTGTTTACGGAACAAGTACAGTTACTAAAGGCGTAACTGCTATGTACCTATGTAATACAACAGGTTCGTCGGTAACAGCTAACGTTTATTTGGTACCAGCAGGCGGCACAGCCGCAGCTTGCCCTATTTACAGCAACTTAACTATAGCAGCAAACGATACTCATGTTTCCGATACTGAGCGTATTGTATTAGACAACGGCGACAGTATTTGGGCTAATTGCAGTGTTAACGGTGCTGTGGTGTTTACGATTAGCTCAACAGGAGCTTAATCATGGCCCGCTTCCTTAAAAATGCCCAAATTCGCACAGGCAGCTATGCTGTTCAGTTACCTCTAGGTACAAACAGCGTTGGGCCCGATGCTCCAGTTAATGGACAGATTCGTTACAACCAATCTAATAATAAGATTGAGTTCTTTTATAACAGCCAATGGAACCAAGTTGCTAAGATTGGTTCAGTTGCATTAGTAGTTGACGAATTTACAGGCGATAATATCACCACCAACTTTACTATGAGTCAGAGTGAATCGGCAGCAAATGCAATTTTAGTAACTATTAGTGGTGTATACCAGGCACCAATTAACAACTACACAGTATCAGGCACACAACTAAGTTTTACAAGTGCTCCACCGGCAGTTGATGCAAGTGGTAACCCAAACAAGATTATTGTTGTACATAATATTAACAGCACAAACGCAGCGTAACGGAGAAGTAGATGGCAATTGGTAGAATTTCG